GCTAATGAAAATTTCATCAATACAGTTGACCAAGCTGTTGTATCTGAAGAAGATGAAATGGCTGAAAGTATTCTTAGTGCAATTAAAAAAGTAGGTAAGAAAGTAATTGATACAGTAGCACCCGGTGATGAAGAATTACTAAAACAACTTGATAAAGATGTGCATGGTGGCAAGGTTCCAAACAGATATAACTCTGATTCAGAATCTGCTAAAAAATATCCAGCTGATAGTCGGAAAGTAAAAGTGGATGAATCCAGTGATGAATTGGCACGTATCCTAACAATTATGAATCACAGAAGATAAGGGTAAATTGCTTATCAAAAAACCTCACTTAAAAGGTGAGGTTTGCCATAACTGGCATAAATACATTGACAGTTTGAGAAAGTAGTGCTATACTTACTCATCGTGTTAGTTACTTCATGGTGAAGTAGCGAATTAAAAACGAGACCATCTCAATTTATAAGGAAATATTATTATGGCATCATTAGCAGAAATGCGTGCCCGCATTGCGGCACAAGAAAACAAATCAAGCACTAAGGGTTCTAACACCCAATCAGACAACTCAGTCTACCCCCACTGGAACATGGATGAAGGCACTACTGCTTCACTTCGGTTCGCACCTGACGGTAATCCCAACAACGAGTTCTTCTGGAAAGAAAAACAAATCATCAAACTTCCATTCAATGGAGTTAAAGGTTATCCTGATATGAAGAAGGTTGACGTACAAGTTCCATGTATGGAAATGTATGATGAGAGTTGCCCAATCTTAGCTGAAGTTCGTCCTTGGTATAAGGATGAGACATTGAAAGAAATGGCTAACAAGTATTGGAAGAAACGTTCTTATTTGTTTCAAGGTTTTGTTCGTCAAAACCCAATCGGTGCAGATACTACTCCAGCAAATCCTATCCGTAGATTCATTATCAGTCCACAAATTATTCCAATCATTAAGAGTGGTTTGATGGATCCAGAAATCTTGGAACTACCAACTGACTATCTTAAAGGTCTTGATTTTACAATTAAGAAAACTAGCAAAGGTGGTTATGCTGATTACTCAACTAGTACTTGGTCTCGCCGTGAATCGGCCTTGACTGAGGCAGAAGCAGCAGCAATTGAAGCACATGGATTATTTAATCTTGCTGACTTCTTGCCTAAGAAGCCGTCAGAAGCTGAATTGCGTATCATCAAAGAAATGTTTGAAGCAAGTGTTGAAGGTCAACCATATGACCCAGCACGTTGGGGTCAGTACTATCGCCCATGGGGAGTTGACGCCCCTTCAGGTTCAACTACACAAACAGCGCCGACAGCAGCAAGAGTTGCACCAGTTGTGGCTTCTAGTCTACCCGCTTGGGAAGAAGATGTTAGTGCAGCAGAGGCATCTTTTGTAAGTTCACCTGTCGTTGTTCCAAAGGCAAATGTATCAAGTGATAAAGCACAAGACATTTTGGCAATGATTCGTTCTAGGCAAAAAACTGCTTAATCTTTATAAGGGCTCAGGCCCTTATCTTAGGAGAATAATATGACCATGCCAGATGAAAGATTTCGTGCCTTAAAACAAGGTAAAAAATTATTAGAGGAATTGTGTGATCCAGGTCGTACGCCTCGTGTACCTAGTTTAGTTAGAGATAGGGCAAGAGGAGTATTACGACATTATCCAAGTGATTATGATTTGGAAAGGATGGCAGATCAATGTCCCGATCTACTTGATAAAGTATCGTTTAATGATAGAATATATCTTAACGGTACACTTAACCGATAACAACAGAAAGAGAGAATCTAAATGGCCAAACCGTTCGATGTATCAAAATTTCGCCGAGAAATTACGAAAAGTATTGAAGGACTTAGTATAGGATATAACGACCCAACGGATTGGGTTTCAACTGGTAATTTCGGCTTAAACTATTTGATATCAGGTGATTTTAATAAAGGCGTACCTCTTGGAAAAGTTACTGTCTTTGCCGGAGAATCTGGATCAGGAAAAAGTTTCATCTGCTCCGGAAACCTCGTTAGACACGCACAACAACAAGGCATCTACGTTGTCTTAATTGATAGTGAAAACGCATTAGATGAAAAATGGCTACACGCATTGGGTGTGGATACAAATGAATCTAAATTGCTTAAACTTAATATGGCTATGATTGATGATGTGGGTAAAACTATATCAGAATTTATGAAGTCATATAAAGCACTGCCAGAAACAGACAAACCAAAAGTATTATTTATTATTGACAGTCTTGGTATGCTATTGACTCCAACTGACGTTAATCAGTTTGAAGCAGGTGACATGAAAGGTGACATGGGTCGTAAGCCTAAAGCACTAACAGCACTTGTACGTAACTGCGTTAATATGTTGGGTAGTCACAACGTTGGGCTAGTTGCTACTAATCACACATACGCAAGTCAAGATATGTTTGATCCAGATGATAAAATTTCAGGTGGTCAAGGATTTGTCTATGCAAGTTCAATTGTAGTCGCTATGAAGAAACTCAAACTCAAAGAGGATGAGGATGGTAACAAGATTTCTGATGTAATGGGTATCCGTGCTGCTTGCAAGATCATGAAAACTCGCTATGCAAAACCTTTTGAGAGTATTCAAGTGAAGATCCCTTATGAATCAGGTATGAGTCCATATAGTGGGTTGACTGATATGTTTGAGAAGTCTAACGCACTGAAGAAAGAAGGCAACAGTTTAGTCTATGTGACCGAAGATGGGGAAATTCTTAAATCATTTCGCAAAGGATGGGAAGCAAACAAAGACGGTATACTAGATAAAGTTATGTTAGAATATACTGGAAAAACTAAAAAAGTGATAAGTAATGTAACCCCTCAGGAGGAAGTTACAGAATGAGTTTAGATATTATATCAGAAGTTTGGGATGCATTGCGTGAACACATTGATTTGAGTGAACGTAATGATGCGGCAGATACACTTGTCAATTTTTTAATTGATAATAATTTTGAAATTGAAGATATCAAAGATGCTTTCAAGGACAAAGATATTACCAAAGCATTAAAAGGTTACGCTGAAGAACACTTCCAAGAAGATGAGAACGAAGATTTTGATGAAGAAGACTTAGACGAATGGAACTAAATGAATTGGTACACACGTATAACAGTAACTTTAGGTGAGATACCTAATTTTCTTCAATACTTTGAAGCTGAGTTAGAAAATGCAAAAAAAGAAGTAAAGGTATACGGTAATGTTGAAAAAAACATTGCTACTATTCCCGGTGTTACTGAACACAGATTCAATCAGCTACAAGAAGTAGAAGCGGTACTCAACTACTTGAATATTCAATTACGGAAAATTCGCCGAAAACATTTTCAAAAATATTTAGAAGCATATAATAGAGCATTGACAAGCCGGGATGCTGAAAAGTATGCTGAAGGTGAAGATGAAGTGATTGACATGGAAGTGTTGATTAACGAAGTAGCCTATCTCAGAAATAAGTTTTTGGGAATTATGAAGGCATTAGAGTCAAAGAATTTTATGTTAGGTCACATTGTTCGCTTACGGGCGGCTGGTATGGAAGATATTACAATTGGTTAATTCAAATAACGCAAAACAACTCGCGGCGCAACATAGCGCATTAAAATCTCTATCAATTACTGGGGCTAACATGAGTCGCAATACAATCACAACATTGGGCCCACGCCATCCATCACTTACTATTACAGGAAGTAATACTATTACAGGATTGAGTATTACAGGTAATATGAATAATGCTGTAACGTGGGATAGTAATGGTAATGTAAAAAAATACGAAGTGGTTGAAACTACAGAGGATATTTTAGCATTAAGTGTTACTTGGCATAGATTGCGACTATCAGGTATCAATACTATTGAACGACCAACCACACTTACTGATAATATTTTGTTCGGCGTAATTAATCAGGAAGATAGAGATAGAGCAAATGTTATCCGTGATTATTTCAGTAAGAAAATTGTGATGATTACTTTGCGTGGTCAAAATCTTTCTAGCTTTAGAAAAGATTTGAATACATTTATTCACGGCGATTGTAAAATAGTCAAAGAAGAAATGATGCCATTGATTTATCGATTGCCTGAGTTTTATGACAACGATATCCAACATGATGAAATGTTTAGAGATTTTAATAAACATTTTGAAGATACGTCTAAGTTATGGAGAGGCACAAAAACTTTAAAGCCTGTTAGAAAATTCTTTATCAATTTGAAAACAAAGAAATTCTTAGAGTATTGGTTAACAGATGAAAACAATAGAGGATATAGAATTGAAATCCCATTTGAAAACAAATTGAATCATCTTTGGGAACACTTTTTTAAGCAAGAAACTATCCCAATCTTAGGTGCTTATAGATACAGCGAACATGATGGAATTAACTACTATCAGATAAAAGACTGGGAAATTGACTTTACCAAAATTTGACATTAAATGGGGCTTGTGATATAATATACTCTTAAACAGTTAATTAAAGGAGTTAGTATATGATGGCAGCATCTGGTTACAAAACAAAGAAGGATCTCAAAAACTCAGTAGGGAAACCATTGCGGTTCAATGAAACTTCAATGTTTGGTCCTGAATACCGGTCAACCGGCAAGTTCTGTGTTGTTGGTCCTAGTGCCTATGAACGCAAATGGTTTGCTGAAGTGACCATGCAAGATAATGTGATCGTTAAGGTGGCGTAGATTGAACAAACAACGTAACTTACTCGCCGAAGAATGTATGTTAGCAGTAAAGAAAGAAATTGCTGAAAATAAAGAGAGGGTTGCTTTCCTCTTAGAGGAAGGAGAGTATCTAGATGCCGACGGATATCCCG